AGCTCTAGATAAGAATAACATGTTCTCTTCAATAGCACCTTGCTTGTCTAAGTTTTTAAGGATTTCATCAAAATCACCTAAAGCACCTGAACCAGGAGCAGCAGCTCCAGCAAAACCAGAATATATATTACCTCTTTTTTCTATAGCAGCAAATAAACCTTCTGTACCTTTAACAAACTGATCATCAGAAGCAGTTGGAAAATCATATTTTACGGTAGAATTAACAATAGTGGCTGGAGTTGATCCATCCATGTATTCACCTTCAATCATAGCCATTTCAAGATAATCTTCAAATCTTAGTCTAGTTTCAGATTCAGCTTTTAAATACCATAGGTATCCAGAAGTTCCATCTTCAGTAGCAACTTCAACCCACCCAATTTGAGCAGCATCAGAACCATTGATTTTAAAATTGTCTTTTATTATAATTGGAGAATTAGAATATTGAGTAAAAGATGGCTCAATAGAACCTTCCATACCTACAGTACCTTTTCCAAAATCAGAACCGTAAACAAATAAGTTTACATTTTTAAGTCCACCAGAAACAAGTCCAGCAGAAGCAATTGGAGTACCTCCAACAGTTCCATATATAGATAATTTAAGAACATTCTTTGTAGCGCTAATACCTTGAGGAGCATCACCAATACTTTGAACTAAACCTTTTAATGTAACTAATCCAGTAGCATTATCAGATAAAAGAACTGTTTGACCTACTCTTACAGCGCCAGCTGTTGAACCTTGATCAGCCATAAGTATTTCTACAGAAACATTAGTATCTCCAGCTATTTCATCAGTAGCTGTGGCGTTTTTATAAGAAACGTGAAGTCTATTTTGTTCAGACCAAATTACTTGATCAGACGTCATAGGCATTTCAGCTCCTACCATTCTCAAGAAACCACCTAAAGTTCGGTTTCCGTATCTTTCTACTTCTGCTTCGTAAAGCTCAGGTAGATATTGTTGTGCGAAGTTCCCACCATCAGTGCTATCAAAAGATAAATAATTATCTCTTAACGCCATTCTTTTTTGTGAAGGAACTAAACTTGCGGGAAAACTCCCACCTGTTGTAAAACTCATGTTTTTTAATTTTAGTTGTTGTTATTTTTTACTTTTAAATTTCAACTTAGAACTATCAACACCATTAACTGCTTTTACTTTTAATCCTCCTATAAAAACATCTCCATTAGCTTGTGGCCTAGGATCTTGATTTATATTTTTAGATTTAGCCATCATATCTTTAACTGCGTCGGCTTTACCTTGCTCGTAGAAGTGATTAGCTATTGTATCGGCATTATCAGCGGCATAAATAGCTTTGTGATAACCTACAGTATCAATAACTTCTCCCTTATCATTTAAGAACTTCTTAACGAATGTGTTTAAGTTTGACTGCTTTTCAACTACATCATTTGTATTACCAACGTTATATCTAAATTTCTTTTCACCTAAATTAAACTCAAAACCTTTGAATTCATTAGCGAATAACTCATTAGTTGAACGTTGAAAATTATCATGATGCTGCTTTGCTATTTGTTGTTCTTTGTTGTATCTATTGAAAAAATCCATAGCCTTTTGTTGTTCCTGAGTAACGCCCGGTCTCAACTTGATCTCGTCGTAATATTTACTCTTGGTTTCTTCCAAAAAGTTTTTGGCTTTTGCAATTTCTTCTTTTAAAGCGAGTTTTTTCTTTTTTATATCTCGCTCTTCTTCCACTTCCTCATCCCAAGTGAAATTGTCTTCCATTATGAAATCAATTTCTTCTTTTTCTAAGTGTGGTTTAGTATTTTTATAGTATTCTACAAGTAGTGTTTCTGGAGACACATTAGAGTAGTCTGTGTTTAACCTAACGTAATCTTCTACATTTCCCCCAGTTTCCTCCATAAAAGAAACAAGTTTTTCAATGTTCTCTGGTAACTTCTTGCCTAGTACTTTTTCATCTCTTACAGCTTCTTTTAATTCGCTGTTTATTTTTTTAGTTTCTTCTATTACTTCTACTATAGGTGAATCTATTTTTTCATCAATTTTAATAGTATCATCTTTAACAACTTCATTTTTAATCTCTTCTATTGTGACTGCAGTTTCTGGTTGTTTTTCTTCAGTTAAATCTTCTTTTAACTCTACTTTAGTAATTTCTTCTTTATCTTTATTTTTACCTAAATCAACTTTTATAGTTTCTTCAACTTTTTTATTTGTTAATTTTCTTGGCTTTTTTAATTTAAGAGGGGCCTTCTCTTTATCTTGAATTGTTTCTGACATAATATAATATAATAATTGTTAATACTACATAGGCATCTCAGCACTATCTCCAGTGTTTAGAGTATTCTCTACTTGTGGACTTTCAAAATCAATAGGAGCTAAATCTTTTTTTCTTTGATCTATCATAGCGCTTTGCTGTGTTCCTTCTAATCTTGTTCTATTATCTTTACGATCTTCAATCATTTTTTCTTTTGATGCAGCTTTATCAACATCCATTTGTTTCAACTGCATATCAAAACTGTATCTCATTTGAAGAATTTCTTTATCTATTTGACCCTGTTGTTGCATTTGACTTATTTCAAATTGAGATTTAGCTTGCTCTATTTGCACTGTTGTCTCTGCTAAAGCTTGTTGCTTTTGCATTTCAGCTAGTGTAGCTTTTTCAGCTGACTCAGCGTTTGCTTGAGCTTGAGCTTGTATATTTGCCTGCTGTTTACGTTGATCATCAGCTTGTTTACGCTTTCTTCTTTCTTTAAGCATTTGATTAGCAAGTTTTATATTACCTACTTCTCTTAAATCTATGGCATCTTCTAAGTTTATTGCTTGAGTTTTTAAAGCTATTTGTATGTTTTGCTCTAACATAGCTTTTTCTTCCTCATCTGGTGTAAGATTTAAAAATATACCAAAATCATGTATATTTAAATCTGATAATTCGTCTAGAGTGGATACGTTGTATCTTGATATACTATTCTCTAAAGCAGTTCTAGTAAAAGGAAACTCCAATGAGTCAGCAATTCTTAAAGCAACATTTTCGCAAGTTCTAGACGTTAAGTATAGCATTGCTTGAAGTAAGTGCCTTGTTGCCGTGTTTGAGTTTGCTGCAGCTAGTTTTTGTAAACCTACTAAAGCATTTTTATCAGGAGTACTACCATCTCTGGCTTCATTAAGCCCAGTTACATCTCTTATCATTTGTAAATAATATTGATAAGTCTGTATTAGTGATTGTATTTTAGCACCACCAGATCCAGTCTGTAACTCTTGTATTGGAACTTTACCTCTGTTAGGATCACCATCTTGAGTTAAACTTCTACCAACAACAGAACCTGTTTGGAAATACATATTTAAAGCTTCTGCTGGATTATAATTAGTTCCATTACCTAAATCAACCTCTGCTAAACCATCCATATCTAAGAATACACCATCTGGAACTACTCTAGACAATACTTGTTGTATCTTAAGGTGAGTTAACTGAATCATATCAGCAAAACCAGTTATTCTATTAACCAATGAATCTATGCGTCCTTTATACATTCTAGGAGCACATATATTGTAATTCATTCTAACTCTAGTTGTATCAGCGCTAGGTCTGGTAATGTTTTCAGCCAAACCCCAACTCAACATCATAGGATGTCCTAATATTTTAGCTCCACTATATAATGTTTCTATAGTTCTGGAAACTCTTTCAAAACCATCGTTTGGAGGTGGCATAAAAGTATCAGGCTTTTCTAAAGCTTTCTCTAATCCACTTGCTGTTTGTTTTATTTTAAAAACTTGATCAGAATATGTTTTGTATTCAAAATAAACAATTTGAATAGTTTGAGAATCGTTTCTACCACTCCAATTTCTTAAATATTCAGAATTACCAGGATATTTCTGTATTTGTTCCATCTCCTTATCAGTTAAATGAGGAAATTGCATTTTTAAATCTGGTAAACTTATTGATTTTACCTCACCCACATAATATATATCTTCAAAATTAGGATCTTCAGTATAAGAATAAACTAGTGCTGCTGGGTCAACATAATCAATAACCACACCCTCTGCTCTATTCCAGCTTGTCTTAACAGCGCCAATACCTAATATAGTTAAATCTTCGCAAAACCTACGTTTTACTAGGTCATATTTGTTTCTGTTTAAAACGTCATTTATAACTTCTTCCTCTGCTATTTCAACTGATTGTTTATAATCTAACTGTAAATGTAATTGAATTTCTTCTTCTGACTCTAGTTGAAGTTTTTTGTATTGTGGAGATCTTAAATCTAATCCAGTAGCTTGCTGAATTTGCTCCATTAATTCTTTTTCTTGAACATCGCGCAGTAATTCTTCCGCATATTTAGTTCTTTTTTTAGTAGAAAAAGGATCAACAGCAAAAGCTTTTATTTCATAATTTCTTTGAGACATACCGTTTACAACTATGTCTACAAATTTAGGTATTACAGGAACTGGCTTCCAGTCTAAGTTTAAATAAGATAAATCTCCATTTATAGCTAATTCATCTTTGTATTTTTGAACATTTTGTTCACCTCTAGCGTATAATCTTAAATTATGATAATTAGTATAATTAGTAGCATTACCGCCTAGCCCACCGCCTCCGTAATTTCTAAACCACTCTCCTTCTATAGCTCTACCCACAGCAAGACCATATTCTAAA